GCCTGCTGAATTAATTTCATTTCAAAATCCTGATTTCTCGAATCTTTAATAAACTCAATTACATCATCCAAAACTCCAATTGGTTTATCGGCACCGGGAGCAAAATACAAATGTTTTTTCCTGAGTAGTGCTCCACAATTGGCAGACTTTTGAATAAGCAATTTAACTTCATAATTCTCATCCTTCAAAATTTCAAGGAACAGTTGCAGATCCTCATCAATAACTTTTCCGAGTTCTGCTTTAAGCCATTCAATCGAGGCTTCTCTCGGTGGCCTCTTAGCTTCTTTCTTGTTGAGGTAATAAACATAAAGAAAATCTTTCATCTTTGTTATCGAATAATCAATCTTACCAAATAGTTTATAAGCCTCTTTTACATCTTCAACCTTTGTTACTTTTTCTTCGATCTCTTCACCCTCTGCCACCAAAGCAAATTTGTAAGTTCCTTTATCAAATCTGTTTTTCCAACTTGGTGCAATATGAATTGTATCTGATCTTAAAATCAAATATTTCACAAAATCAACCGGGTTAGATAATACCAGAGTTAAACCATTCTTATCAAGAGGGACCGTATTACCGATCCAGAAATTTTTCTTCACATGAACATTTAACTTTGATATATCATCTATCCCAACCTCATCTACAAACATTTTCTTATCATCATAACCTTCACCGCTCTCAAAATCGAATAACGGATCTAAAACTACATTCCCGTGTGTTACAGGAACAACGATTCCCATGGTAGCTCCATCATTCATGAAAGAGCTATCATGAGTTTCGGGGACCCAACCGCCTTTCCTACGAATAGGTCTAACGATTACTTTTCTCTTCCGGATGTCCCGGATTCTTTTACTATAAGCATTTGTCTCCATGCTATTTTACCTCCTTTATTTAGTTAATAATTCAATTACTTATTTCTTACGCAAGAACACTAGGCTTGATAGTAGCACATCTGGTTGGATCTTTAACCATAACACCACGAGTTGTAGCTCTGTGTATAGTGTATCCATCTTCAGGTGATGCCATCATTCGTGTCTTACCCTGTATTTGGAATGGATCACGTAAACCGGGAATATATCCCATGAAGTCTTCCATTCCTTTTTCAAGAACCAACTTAATATTATCTTCTCCACCTACACGACCAACATTAAGAATTTGATAAACATAAGATTGAGCAACTCCTTTTCCAGATGGATGCAGGATTTTATTTCTCTCTCTGTCATCAAATGTAGGATCAACCAACACACCAAGTTTAGTTCCATCAGGACCAATATACTCAATGAAATTCTCATGCAATCCCCATCCCTTACCTGTCTTATACAACATATCCATATTCCTTAAAGGAGTATAAAGTTGTGTATAGTTTTTCAGGGATTTATGGAAGTTGTATGCTCCCCATTTACCGGTACGCATAATAATCTCACGGCTATCACCATATCCACCATGTGAATCATCAGTAAGGTCCATAATAGCTTCTGTAAGCCATTCAATATCCAGATCAAAATCATTATAGAAACGCATATTTCCACTTTCAATCTGTTCTTCCAAACCGGCACCCTGCTCAATTATGAATCCGGAACTTCCTTTTTGTTTGAATGTTCCATCATCAGCTTTATTAGTAGATGCAAAGTTAGTCAGTTTATCAGCCATGTCCTGGAATTGCTGTTCAAATTCCCAATCAGCATAATCCTGCCATGTCTTCATTACTGTTTCTTTACCGTTGGAATCAACCGCTCTCCATGCAAATGCTACAGGGCGATCAATCATATTACCAGGTCTTGTATCCTGCATACGAATCATAGAGAAAGTATTCTTCATAGAGAACGGGCTGGTATAGCTAGGAGTTCCACCTTTAATAGATAGAGTCTTTTCTACAATAGACCATTCTTTTGAAAAACGCTTACCTGCTACTAATTCAGCATACGGTATATACAGATCCGGATCACCGGTAAATAGTTCGCATTCATATTCCCATTGTGCCCCGTTAGGAGTAGGAATATCTACTATACGAATAGGATACACGGAATTCTGTTCTCCTACAATTAAGTTAGTGTCTGAGAAATACTGTTCAGGAAAAGTCAGCGTAAACCTTGCTCCGTTTATACCAACCCTGCTTGATGAAGTAATTGCAGATCCATTAACATAACATGAAACTAAAGGGATATTCTTTTTTGAAGATCCTTGAAGTCTCCATCGGAAATCATCATCCGTAGGAAGTGTCAATGTATTAAACTTATTCAAAAAAATTGAAAAATTAATACCTCTGTTTGCCTTATATAGCAAACTTACTAACTTACTTGTTTCCTGAGGTTGCGTTTGGAATATCGCTCCCAGGTGGTTCTTGGTTGTTAAACCAGCCCAATCTTTCGGTTCGTATTCTTGTAATGGTGATACTTG